GTTTCTGTAGGCTGAGCCATATCCCCAAGTCCGTATATCTTCCAATAGTTACTATCTAACTCCCTAAGCCTTTCTATTTCTTTTATTGTTTCATCAGGTATAAAAGGATTGTCTAAATATGTTGATTTAATAAATGTACAATCATCTCTATTCATTACCCTATCATATATCCAACTATAAGGGTCAGATGGATTAAAGTCTAAATATATCTTTTCTGTACACCTTAAGGACAACTGAATGAAGTCCTCAAACGCAAACTCTGTTGCCTCATTAAGCCAAAGGTAATTCCTCTTTCTACCTCTAACCTTTGCTGGCTGGTCAACTGAAATAAACTCTATTGTATTATTATTTAGTTTGTAAGTAAGCTCTGACTTATTATGATTGTCAGGATTGTATAAGTTATGATGCTCTAAGATATTAAAGAAGTCTCTATAGGCAGAAGATTTAAGGGCAGGCAAAGTTTTTCTACAAATAGTATATACCTTACCCTGTTCCTGTAATGCTTTCAGGATAATTAACTGTGCTAAAGAATAAGTCTTACTACTTCTAGTACCCCCTTGATTTACAACGATTCTAGTATTAGCATTAAGATTCTTCTGTAGTACTACTGTTCCCTGTAGGTTTAACGATTTCAATTTCTATCTTATTTATTTTTTCTTCATTAGAAGTAAGGTTTATATTCTGCTTTTGTATATACCCTCTTTTATGCCCTTTATGTTGTAGATAGAATATAATACTCTTTTCCTTTAGGTTTTGTATATTCTTAAATAATTGACTTTCTACAAAGTCTAATTTAACGCTATCTATCTCATCTACTTTCTTTCTAAATTCTTCATCTTCTTTATACCATTTATAGAAACTTGACCTACTTATATTTGCTTTACTACAAGCTGTAGATACTATTCCTAATGAGTTCTCTAAACTCTCTATTAACATTTTTTTCTTTATGTGTTCTTTTTTGCTCATTTTATTAAATTTATTTTATAGTTACTTTATATCCCTTGCCTTTTAAATCTTCATATAATTCATTAGCTAATACTGCATCATCTTCTTTTACTGTTATTGTTATTGGCTTATCTTCATCTATTTTGTCTATATTGAATCCTAGCTCTATGTCTTTAAATCCCCATTCCTTTAAATCTACTACATCAAAATTACTTAGTAAATCCATATCCCATTCTCCACCATTTTTATTTAGCCTTACATTTAACTCTCTTTCATCTTCTTGGCTTAGGTTTACGCTTACTGTAGGCACTTTCTCAGCTCCAAGCTCTCTTAGTATTCTTAATCGCTGATGTCCACCTACTACTACATTCTGCCGATCAGGATTGATATTTATTATAATAGGGTCTACACAACCAAACTTTTCCATAGATGCTTTTAAATCCTCGTATTGCTTATTGCTAATCTGTCTTGGATTGTACTCAGCAGGATTAAGACTGTTTATGTTTACTAATGTAATTTTCATATAAGTATTTTTTAATGTTTTCTAAATGTTGTATTCTACAGTATGTGTTAAACTCTTTATCTGTTTCTGCAAGGTTATGACAATCTCTACAAAGAGCTACTAAGTTCTCTACATAGTCTTTACACTTGCTAGAGCCTAAACCTCTTGCTTGTATATGATGAATGTCTACAGCTTCAGTACCACACATCTCACAGCCTATAAAGTCGCTTTCATCTAAGTAAAAAAAAGTCATATATACCTTAG